CGCTAACAAACCCGGTAGCACAGACATTTTCAGCTTCCCTGTAGTTGGGCCTGACCATGCAGTTTTTCGTAATGACCGTACTGCACTGGAGCAACTAGAACATTACCTGATGTTCCAGAAGCACTGGACTGAGCACAACGTATCCATCACGGTCTACGTCAAAGACCATGAATGGTTAGGTGTTGGTGACTGGGTGTATCAAAACTTCGACAGCATCGCTGGTGTGAGTTTCTTGCCGCATAGTGATCACAGTTATCAGCAAGCCCCATATCAAGAATGCACAGAAGCCGAATATGAAGACTTGCTCTCTCGTATGCCCGGATTCGATTGGAACAAGCTGAGTCTGTTTGAGCGTGAAGACACTTCTGTCAACGTGCGAGAACTTGCCTGTAGTGCTGGAGTTTGTGAAGTGCTCTGATGTTTGAGACTCCCTCCGGGGAGTCTTTTTGATGAGCTACTGCCAAAGCAGATGCTATTGGAATACGACGCACCGCTGATCTGTAATTTAGTTTACTGACTCTTCGGCCCAGTAGTGCAGCGAGTAGCGGTAGCTCACCAAAACAGGTTCATCAACATAACTAGGAAAGAAGACAAATGCGCGCTCTCTGCAAATCCATTGGTTGTGATTACATACCAAAAAAAGGAGAAGATTTTTGCTTGGATTGCATAAACGAAATCTCAACAACCGCTGCCCACCATATTGAAGAGAACAAGCCCATGGCAGAGCGTTACCCACACTACTACAAACGTGTGGATGGCTTGATGGAGATAGATGTGTATGCCGTACACAATTTATTCAACATCCAAGACCCATCCGGTGCTATCCAACATGCCAGTAAAAAACTGTTGCTGTCGGGTGTACGCACTGGGGGCAAAAGCCAGTTCAAAGATATACGGGAAGCACGGGACACATTAACCCGCTGGCTTCAATTGAACATTGAAAAGACTTAGTAACCAATAGAGTTTCACCATGAAAACATATGCCAATGTAAGTGCAGTCCCTTTGTCTATTGCCGTGTTTCTGGCAGTAGATAACTACGACCACGATGACGCAACCATCTCTGCTACCACCCTGATCAAACCCTTGCGTCAGATTGTTCTAAGCAAACGTGTCAACAACGATGACTCTTCCGTAGACCTCATTCAAATGATCCCATCTCGCATAGGATCTGCCATCCATGATGGTATTGAGCGTGCTTGGGTAGACAACTATGCAAGGGCCATGGAGACACTGGGCCATCCACAGAAGATCATTGATCGCATCCGTATCAATCCCAAACCAGAACAGTTGACCGATGGGATCATCCCCATTTATCTGGAACAGCGTACGCAGAAGCAAGTAGGTAAATACCTTGTCTCAGGCAAGTTTGACTTTGTAGGTGATGGTCGTGTGGAGGACTTCAAAACCACTTCCACCTACACCGCAATGAATAACACCAACGATGACAAGTACATCCTGCAAGGAAGTATCTACCGTTGGCTCAATCCAGAGATTGTGACCCAGGATGTGATGGCCATCCAGTTCATCTTCACAGACTGGTCTGCAGCCCGGGCACGGTCTGAATCAGGGTACCCACAGAGCCGCATTCAACAGCGCATTCTTCACCTGATGAGTATTCCTGAAACAGACCGCTATGTACGCAACAAGCTGAATCAGATTGATGAGTACTGGGATGCGCCAGAAGAGTCTATTCCACTGTGCAGCGATGAAGACCTGTGGCGCAGTGCTCCGGTGTTCAAGTACTACAAGAACCCAGAGAAAACTACCCGTAGCACCAAGAACTTTGACACCAAACAAGAAGCCTACATCCGGTTGGCTGAAGAAGGTGGCAAGGGCTTGGTGCTGGAGAAGCCAGGACAGGTAACTGCCTGCAAACGCTGCCCAGCATTTGCAGTCTGCAGTCAAAAAGACGCTCTGATTGCTCAGGGTGACTTACTTATGTAACCAAGGAAAAACTATGCTCTCATTTGATCAAATGGAATACCACCCAACTTCAGAGAAGTTGGTGAAGATTCTGTGCAATAAGGTACAAAACGACAACCCACTGTTCTTTCGAGTAGTGGTGGGTTACTACTTCAGCGTACTGGCTTCCACCATGCGCTGCACCATTGCCACCCATGACAGGGGTGACTTGCCAGTCAACATGTTCGCACTGAACCTGAGCACCTCTGGTTCTGGTAAAGGACACTCTACCAACATCATCAAAAACCAGGTGATTAACCAGTTTCGTCAACGCTTCATGGAAGAAACCTTCCATGTACTGGCAGAGCAGAACTTACCTAAACTGGCACTGAAACGCGCACAACGTAAAAACAGTGATCCAGACGATGAACTGATCAAAGTACAGAAGGAATTTGAGAGCATTGGCCCACTGATGTTCAGCTTCAATGAAGCCACGGTACCAGCAGTCAAACACCTACGCCACAAGCTATTGATGTGTGATGCTGGCAGCCTGAATCTTCAGGTGGATGAGATTGGTTTGAACCTCACAGCAGCCAAGGATGCTCTGGGAGTTTTCCTGGAACTGTATGACGTTGGCTTGGTGGAAGACAAGCTCAAACTCAGTACTGCTGAGAACACCCGTAAGGAAGAAATCATTGGCAATACGCCATCCAACATGATGCTCTTTGGTACGCCATCCAGTCTGCTCAACGGTGGCAAAACAGAAGAAGAGCTGTATGCCTTGCTGGAAACAGGTTATGCACGCCGATGCTTCTTTGGTTATAGCAACCATCAGCAAGGGGACAACAACAAGACACCTGAAGAGGTGTATCAAATGTTGGTTAACAGAGACAGCAACACTTATCTGGATGAGTTGTCGGATCACCTTGGAAATCTGGCCGACATTATCAACGTCAACAAGCGTTTGGTAATGACCAAGGAAACCAGTCTGCTGCTGATTGAGTACAAGCTGAAATGTGAAAAGGAAGCCAACAGCTACACCGAGTATGAGGAAATCAAGAAAGCTGAAATCTCACACCGTTACTTCAAAGCACTCAAACTGGCCGGTGCGTATGCATTCATTGATGACTCACCAGAGCTAACAGAGAAGCACTTGTACTACGCTATCAAACTGGCAGAGGAATCTGGTTCAGCATTCTCACGATTGCTCACACGGGATCGCAACTACGTCAAGTTAGCCAAGTATGTGGCCACGGTAAAACGGGACATTACGCAGGCTGACCTGGTGGAAGACTTACCTTTCTACCGTGGAGCTAATGGGCAGAAGACAGAGATGTTGAACCTGGCTATTGCTTATGGTTACAAGAACAACATCATCATCAAGAAATCCTTCAGTGATGGTATTGAGTTCTTACGAGGTGAAACCTTGAAAGAGACTGATCTGAACAAGATGGTCATTGCCTACAGCCAGGACATTACCACTGACTACAACAATGAACGTGCTCCGTTTGACCAGCTTCACAAGCTGACCCAAGCAGCAGGTATGCACTGGGTAGCCCACCATCTCAATGGTGGTTACCGTAACGAAGAGAACTGCATTCCTGGCTTCAACCTGGTTGTCATTGATGTGGATGGGGGAGTCACCATGGCTGCCGCCAAGTTGCTGCTCAAAGGGTACAAGTACCTGATGTACACAACCAAGCGACATACCGATGAGGAGAACCGTTTTCGCGTCATTTTGCCAATCAACTACGAGCTGGAAATGGATGCCAAGGACTACAAAGAGTTCATGGCAAACATCTACTCTTGGCTACCATTTGAGGTGGACACAGGGACCAATCAGCGAGCGCGTAAATGGATGTCTCATAACGGAACCTTTGAATACAACGAAGGTGAGTTACTGGATGCCCTGCCCTTCATTCCCAAAACCAGTAAGAACGAAGAGCGCAAGCAGTTGATGGACTCTCAGCAATCCATGGACAACCTGGAGCGTTGGGTGATCAACAACATAGGGGATGGCAACCGCAACAACCTGTTGCTGCGCTACGCCATGATCTTGATGGACGGTGGTTATGACTTTGAGGGCATTCGTGCCCGGGTTGTTGCCCTGAACGAAAAGATCGCTGACAAGTTGGATGAGGCAGAAATCATGAGCACCATCATGATCACTGTTATGAAGACTCTTGCCAAGAAGTAGCGCCATGGACTACCGCATTGCTGAGTATGTAAAGGAGGTGTCCCAACCAGGCATCCCCTACGTTAACCACTCCCATGAAACCCTGTGCAAGCTGTACTGCCAGTACGGCAAACAAGTCATTGATGACTTGCTTGCTGCTCACTGGAATAACCAACGAAACAAGTGCCCTCCGGGGCACTTTGTTGATCCATTAACAAAAGGAAACCATGTCCAACCAAGTCAATGACCATCTGGTCTTACTCTGCGGCAAATCTGCTACAGGTAAATCAGCCTCACTCATGGGTCTAAGCAACCCTGAAGGGGTGCTGTACCTCAACTGTGAAGCAGGCAAACGCTTGCCCTTCAAAGCACAGTTCATTCAGAAGACCGTTGTTGATCCACTCCAGATCAATGAAGCCTTCGAGTGGGCCGAATCACAGGCACACATTCACACCATTGTGGTGGACTCACTTACTTACCTTCTAGATATGTATGAGTCAGTCTATGTGCTGCCATCAGCCAATGGCATGAAAGCCTGGGGCGACTTTGCACAGTACTTCAAAGTACTGATGCAGAACTATGTGGCCCGATCTACCAAGCAAATCATCTTCACTGCCCATACCTCTGACACATTGAATGAGTCCGAAATGCTGATGGAAACCAAGGTACCTGTTAAAGGTTCCTTGAAGAACAACGGCATTGAAAGCTACTTCTCTGTGGTGATCGCATCCAAGAAAGTGCAACTTAAAGCACTGAAGGATTACGACTCAGCACTACTGAACATCACTCCAGAAGAGACTTCACTGGGTTACAAGTATGTATTCCAGTGCAAACTGACTAAAGATACTGTTAACGAGCGATTACGTGGCCCATTGGGCCTATTCAACACTAAGGAGACTTACATAGACAACAATATACAGCTTGTACTCAATAGACTTAAAGAGTACTACGCATAAGCCACATTCAATGTGGTTGATACCCTCTAATGCACAACTCAACAGCAGTTAATGCATACAAACATCATTAGTAGTTAACTTAACAACGTAATGTTAACTACAATCACAGTCCCTTCCAGCAAAACCACCTAATAAGGTAA